TGTTGCTGCCCGCCTGATTGGCGTTGACCTGGCCCAGTTGCGCGTTGTAGCCCGCGGAAGTCGCACCAATCACATCCGGCGCACCGATGCTTTGCATGGTCGGCCCGTTGAACTGCGGCACCGTCACCTGTGAGCCAGTACGCAGCGCGTTCAACTCGTTCAACGGCAGGTTGCGCAGCGCCAGATCCTGCTGCAACGCAGGCGCCCGCTGGCCGAATGCCTGCGTGATTGCGGCCAGACGCGCGTCGTTTTCCTGCCGGCCCAAATCATCCTGCGCGTTGCGATAGGCTTCCGAGCCTTGCATGATTCCCTGATTCGACAGGCGTACGTCCTGCGCCGCGCGGGCGCGGTCCTGCATCGGCTGAAGCCTGCCCATGATCGCGGACTCGGCGCGGTCCTGGAGCTGGTTGACGTTGGCCACGTCATACGGCGTGGCGAAGGTATCGCCCACGCGGCCCAAGCCATACTCGGCCACGTTGCCCAGATCGCCGATGATGCGCTGCTCTTGGTCGAACCGCTGCTGGCCCATCGGGGTCAGCGCCGTCGTGTCCTCGAAGATCGGGATTTCGCGTCCGTCCTTGAGCGTGTAGCTTGACACCTGCCGGCTTGATTTCTGGCCGTAGGGCGTCGTCTGGATCGGGTTGTTCAGAAGCCGCTGGGCGATCGCCGCCTCGACGTTTTCAACGCCCTGCTGGCGTGCGGCCCCGACGTAATCCGGCGGGGGCGGTGCGCTTGATTTTCCACCCATTGTCAGGTTCTCCAGTAGCGGCAGTCTTCGGGCCGCAATGTGTAAATCATCAAGTCGCCGTCAGGACAGGCGTTCGCAATCACGGTCGAGACCTTGAAGCCCAGGTGTTCATCGAAGCGCCGCGCCTTACGGTTTGCGCTTGAGACAAGCCCAAGAATCACGGCAAGCTCGAGTTGGCCAAAGCAGTAGTCGAACACCACGCGCAGAAAATCGCGGGTGAGCCAGTTGCCCTCGCCCGCCACATGCAGGCATGCGGACGCGCCGTTGTAGTGGTCGAGGATCACGCCTGCAATCAACGTGCCGTCGGACTCCATGCCAAAGGTCGCGCCCTCGCCCATCCACGATCCACCCGTTCTTTTGCACACCCACGGCCCGACGCGATCGTCCTCGCGGACAACAATCCGCCTCAAACGATGCCGCCCAGTTCCATCACGACATCGGTGGACTGCCAGCGCACCTCGTTGCCATTGCCCGCGGCCAGCAGGTAGGGACTGGCGGCGTAGCCCACGCCTGCAATGCCCTGCCACTGTCGGTAGGTGGTCAGGCCAGAACCCCACACGCCCGAATCCCAGGTTGCCGTGTCCCATACCGACGTGGTGGCGGGCGGGACGGTCAGCGTCGAGGTCGGCGCCTGATCGTTAAAGTCGATTGCAAGGCCGACTTGAACGCTGGGCGACGAGCTGGCCTGAATGATCGGGCGCGCGAGCGTGAAACGCTTGTTCTGGCCTCGCTTGCCGAAGTAGTTGTACGCCTGCTGCGCACTTCCGTTGATCTGCGCGCCGCGGTCGTTGTATCCGTTGTACGCCTGGCACACGACCGTGTTGCCGCCGTAGTACAGGTTGTCGTCGAACAACTCCCAGCAGTTGGCCGGCCAGCCGGTAAATTGCGACCATGCCTTGCTGATGCTGTTCATCACATACTGCTGCTGGCTCCCGACCGCGACCGGGATGTTCAGCACCAGCATGTTCTCTTTTGGGAAAAACCTCATGTCCCAGCCAAACGAGGAGCCGTACAGGGACGCGGCTCCCGAGAACGCCTGCTGGATCTTGTCCGACAGCGCCACCTTCGGATTGACGCGCGAGGATTGCAGCGCCGCCGACATCGGAACGATGCCGTCCTGGCACGCGATCAGCAGATCGCCTGCGTACTTGATGGCGCAACGCCGCCCCAGCGGCGAGCCGATGGACCAGATGCCCACCAGCGCCCATGTCAGCGCGCTCGACGGATCGGTGCCGCGGTAGACGATGACCTCGCCCTCGGAGGTGATGAACACCGCCAGATCGTCGACACCGTAGCCGGCGTCAATGGTCCAGTTCCACATGCCCACCAGATAGCCGCCGTTGCGTGCAACCGATGACAGGTCAATGGCTTGAGCCGTCCCGCCAACTGAATCTACCGGCAGATACCAGCACTTTAGCGATGCGGTTTGCGTAAACCACAGCCGATTTTTAAACAGGTTCACGTGAATCAGCGTAGTGGTCGTGACGCCCAAGATGGACGGCGAACTTGCGCCGTCTACCGCTACCCACGTCGCACCGTTCCACAAGCGCGGCTTGTCTACGCCGTTAACGCAGTACAGAAACGTCCCCGCCGCAGTCGTGATGTTGACCGACTGCCAGAGGGCATTGGTCAGGCCGGTCTGAACTGCCGCACCTACCGCACCTGGCGTCGTGACGTTGTAGAAACTCGTTACCGAGGCCGCAAACAGCGTCTGAGAGGTCGCCGTGTTGTACGGCATCAGGCTCTCTACCTGCCCCGGCAAGCCCGTTACGTGCGCTGTGTTGCCTTTGCGCAGCATCACATCAGTCGGCCGCGCAAACCAGTTCTCAAGCCGCACCGCATCCATCGGGTCCATGTTGGAGATGGCATCGCGCGCGTTCCACCCCCCGACCGGCGCCGGAACCGACGCGGTGACCGCGCTGCGCTTCTGCGGCCTCACGACGTGCCGTACCCTGCGTCAGGGATGTTGTTCCAGTTGATCAGGATGTTCGTCGGCTGCGGCGCAAAGGACAGCGCCGGCATGTCTGCGTCCTGCGTCATGCAGATCTGCAGCTCGCGCTCGAACTCCTGCGTGGCCGCCGTCGCGTCGAAGTTCTTCGTCTCAAGCCACTTCTTCTTGGTGCCCAGCACCATCAACCGGCCGTCAAACAGCGGCTGCTGGCTATCGCTGGTCAGGCGTGCCGCATTACCGCTCACCCAGTTGCTGGAGATGTACTCAAACCCCAGCGTGAGGCTGGATTGGCTGGGCGGCGGATACACCTGGAACGTGTTGCCAAGGATGCGATAGCGCATCCGGGGACCGGTCGAGATGTAGGACGACTTGAGCCACTGCCACTCCTGCGGCGAAGACGGCCCGAGCATCTCCCAGCGGCGGGACTTGTCCCAATCGGTGCGGCTGATCTGCCGCAGCCAGTCCGATGGCAACGCATACTTGCCCTTGCCGAAGTTGAGCGTGACACCCGTGCCCGTCGCCGTTGCCGGCTGGGTCAGGGTGATCTGCGTCGACGAATCCACCGACAGGATCGTCACGCCGGTCGGGAAACCCGCTGCGCTGACGTAGTAGGTCGTATCCAGCCCCGCGGTAGACGGGATGCCCGTAATGATCGCGCTGCCGGAGGTGACATCACCCGTGCTGGCGCTGGCAACCGTCTGGAACACGTACTCCTTGACCAGTTGCTGCCAGTCCCACTTGCGCAGCAGCTCCTCGCCGAGCGCGTTGGCGAGGTAGACCATCTGCACCACATCCTGAGCCGTACTCGAGGCCGCAGCGTTGGGCACGCCTAGGCCCAGCTCGCCGCTTGCCTGCTGCACGATCTCAAGAAGGGTCTTCGCCATTACGCAGCCTCACGCTCTCTGGGCGGACGGCCAGGCCCGCGTTTTTCTTCCAGCCCAAGGAAGCGCTGCGCCTTGATCCTGAGCGCCACACCGCCCGGACCCATGCCCTGGCACTGAGCATCCGACGCCTGCGCAATGGATTCCACCGTCTTGAACCCCATTGCGTTCAGTTCCGCCTTCTGGCTCGGGGTGATCTCATGCCACACGCCGATGGGACACCCGGCGCCCAGCTGCTCGGCGTTGTTCTGCCACGCTGCCCATTGCATCGGAAACCGGCCTTTGTCCTCATCGACCGTCTCGCGGTCAATGACGGTCGTGCGATCGCCCGGCACCCAGAAGCGCACAAAGGTCCGGTCCTCGAAAACGGGACGCCCCTGCTGCTCGCTTTGGAAAGGCATTTCGACGGGCCGAATGTAGAACTCGGCTTGCAGCGTCGATTCGTCAGACATGCGTGTAGACCTTATCGCGGTTCAGTTGGTCAGCAAGGCGGTAGCCGAACCGCAGCAGCCATTCGCCTATGGCGTTCTCGGACGTGCCGTAACGCTCGGAAAGTCCCTTGTCCTCGACCACGATGACCGGATGGCAGCGTTCAATCGTCGCCTGCGCCCCTTTCAGGGCCTCCAGCTCGTAGCCCTCGATGTCCAGGCAGATCAGGTCGCAGTCGTCGATGCCCAAGTCATCGATACGCATGATCGGAATGCTCCCGACGCCTTCCTCGACATACTGCGCGCCGAAATTGTCCTCGTCGCACATGCGCATGCCGACATGCCCCGGCTTGGAGCCAAGTGCCGCCTGATAGGCTTCGATGTTGTCTTCGGTGATGTTCAGCGACAGGCACTGCCACAGCAGCGGATGCGGCTCTGCGGTCACGACCCGCTCAAACGTGCGCGCAAGCCGCTTGGGCCACACGCCTGCGTTACCGCCCGCCTGAATCACCGTGCGCCGCTGCGTGCAATAGCTCGCAGACGTATCGCAGTCCTCTATTAATTGCAGCACCGCAGGACGGCACTGCGTATCGCGCGACGGCCACCACAGCCCGTCGATGCACTCGATCTCGCAGTCGGCCAGGCTTCTGGCGATGTGCGGGATCAGCCCTGAGCCGGCCACTGTCACCGTTGCCCCGCCGTCCACCAGTTGCTTCATCAGGCCGGGGAACTCATCGGCCTGCACCGCCATCCATGAGGCCGTCACGAACGACCGATTGCCCCACTTGACCGTAATAGTCGCCTCCCGGCTGTTCTCCGGTTGCGCGTAGGCGTGGTTCTGACCGTCGCTGTAGCTGCTATCGAACCCGTACAGATGCAGCGTCCTGTAGCCCATCAGGTACGCCAGCACGCACGCCTTCAGGCCCGCCGTCGAGCCTCCCGCAATGCGCGCACCGGGTAGATCCAGCCCCGCCATTGCGGCGTGATACTGGAGCGCCCGTGTAGCCTTTGCGTACACGTCCGAATGGCACTGGGTCGCCAGCAGGTAGGTGCATTCCGGCCCGACGAATCGGGCGTTGAACTGTCGCGCATCAAGCAGCACGCAGAAATCCGGCTCGATGCCGCGCTCGGTCAGGTACGTCGCGGTGTTGTTGACCGCGAAGATCGTCTGCCCATGCTCGTGGCGCGCCCGTACAGCCTCCAGATCGCTTGCAAGGCTTGGGCCACCGGCCACTATCACCGCATGCCCGTCGTGCGCTTCTACGCGCTCCACGAACGGCACGCGGCCCGTATTGGCGGTGATGTTGGCTACCAAATCCGCGTCCGGCGTGTTGGACACGACTTTCAGCTCGGAGACAATGCCCCCGCCCTCCTTCCAGACCTCCGCGACCCATCCACCGACCTGATGCGGCCGCGGCTCCCCGTGAAACACAATGACCGAGGCGCCGGCCGCAGGTCCGAACCAGCAGCGCGAACCCTTGAACGAGGCGAACACGCCAGGATGCATGTCCTGCCAGATGTCCACCTGGCCGATTTGCTGCTCGACCCACTCCTGATCGCCACCGGACAGCAGCGGGCGCCAGGCATCAAGCCACGCCTGCCAGATGCGGCTGAAGTCGCCATTCCATGCCATCACTGACGACTGCATGCCATCGGGACGGTAGAAGTCGCGCAGGATCGCAAACGAGCCGTCATAGGCCGCGATGTCGTCCAGCGGCCCCACGATCAGCGTATCCAGATCGAAGTACAGCGTCCGACCGCGGCAGGCGTCAAACAGGTACAACTTCGACCACCAGCCGGTCACATCTGCCGGCAGCGGCCTCGTTTCGCATTCGACCCCGGTGGGGTCATCGGTGAAGCACAGGAATCGGCCTTCAAACGATGCCGGCAGATTCCTCTGCACCATGTCCCGCAGCGTGTTGACGTACTGCGCGGTGTACTTCCTGCCTTGCTTGACGCAAACAATATCGAGCACAGATACCCCTGAAAAAGGGGGAGAACTCGAGCGCAAGCCCAAGCCCTCCCCCAAAGGATCACGCGCCCTGGATCATCGGGTTCGTGATGTTGCACAGCACCGTCGAGGTCGTCGAGGTCACGGACGCGGTGTTAGCCGTGCGCATGCCCTGCAACGTCTTGCCGGCCGAGGCGGTGACGTAGAAACGACCCGCAGTGCCCGAGATGAAGCAGCGCGACCCGGACGGAACCGTAACGGCAGTTTTCAGCACCGGGAACTGACCGTACTTCAGCACCCACCCGAACTGACGGGTGGCGCTGGAGGTCAGCGGGTTGATGACGACGTACACGGCCTGAGCAGTGTTTGCCGAACCCGTCGGCATCGCGGTTGCCACCGAGCCGTTGGCCACCGTCACGTTGCCGAGGGTCGGCGTCGGGACGCTGGTCAGCGAGGTCGCAACCTTGGTGACGATGGTGCCGACCGCAAGCGCGGTCGAGGTCGGCATGGCCATGTAGACCAGTTCCGCATCGCCGTAGACCGGATCGAATGCCTGAACCACCGTTTCCAACTGGTGGTTCATCACCGTGTCGTAGGCGTTGAGGTTCTGCATGCCCAAAAAGGGCAGCTTGGGCGAGTAAGCCATGGTCAGTTCTCCTTATGCCGACAGACGGCCGCTGAACTGCGGGCCGCTGGAGGTGAGGTTGCCGGCCCAGCCGATGAGCTTGACGACCGCGTCCTGGTTGACCGACTGCCGCTCTCCACCGATGGGCACGAAGTTGCGGGTGCCGTGCGGACGGAAGTAAAGGTAGTTCGGGTTGACGAACCACATGGTGTTGGCGGTCGCCGAGACGCCCAGACCGCCGACCAGCACCACATCCGACGAGAAGCCTGCGCCGTAGTACTTCAACGACGCAAAGCCTGCCCCTTGAGCGCTGTTGCCGTCATCGGTGACGCGCTGGATGGCCTGGAGGGATTCCAGATACAGCCGGTAGTAGTTGTTGTCCGCGAAGATCACTTCCGGCCGGTCGGTGTTACGCACCAGTTGGACCGCGACACGGTTCATGTACGACTGGATGTTCGACGACGACACAGCCGCGCCGCCATCGGTCACGCCGCGGAAGCTCACCGGACGCCAGAACGACCAGGCGCTGCGGTCGATGCCGCCGTAGGTGCCAGCGTTCGTGGTAATCGGAAGTGCTGCCGCCAGACCGGTGATTGCCCGGCCACCGTTACCGGTTCCATCGAGGAACAGGTCGTTGGTGATCAGGTTCATCAGCTGGGCTTCGGCAACCTTCATGCGACCGTCGAGCAGGTCGATGACCTTCTCCTTGCCGGCGTTCTGGAGCATCTCCAGACCGGAAATGGAGACCGATGCCGCGTACTGCTTGATCTGGAACTGGGCCGCCGAGATCGGGCTGTTGACGGTGATGTTCACCGGCTCGTAGCCGCTGTACGACTGCGCGTTGATGGTCGTCGCGTCGTTGTACATGATCTCTTCGAGGATGGAGTCACCACCGTTGAAGGGACGGATGTTGCCGCGCTTCTTGAGGGTCATGAGAAGCGCGTTGTTGTTCGTCACGTTGTCTGCGAGGACGCCCGAGCGCTGCTGGATGCTCGTTGCGATGATGTCGCTGATGACGGACGAACTGAGGTTGGCTGGAAATGCCATTTTTCAGTCTCCTGTGTCGTTACACGCGGGACGTAGGCGCGTGCTGCTCAAAGGCAGCGAGGATCGCGTCACGTCGGTCTAGCGGTTGGGTCGTGGTCAGCGTGGCTGTCGTGCTACGGGGACTCACTGCCGCCGCCTTGGCCGCCTGGGCGGCGCGGGTTGCCTTCTCTCGCTGGCTCGGTGCCTGTGGGGCGACGGGCTGCGGGTTCAGGCGTAACGCTTTGTCATAAGCGTCCTGCAAATCCATTGCGATACCAGCGGTCAGAAGCCCCGCCATTTCGTTTTGCACTGCGTCGAATCCCGGATGAGTGCCCCGGAAGTCTTCGATCTGGTTGACCAGGGCGGCCTGTTGCTGCGCCGCTGTCTCGGCCTTCATGCGCTCGAGTTCCGCCTTGTAGTGCAAGGCTTCCTGCTGCGCGCTGATTGCGCCAGGCCCCGCCTGCTGCGCCTGCTCGAAGTCGGCAGAGGTCAGGCCATGGTCTACGGCGAGTTTCTGGATCAGCGCCGCCTTGGTGAGCTTGTCGCCCGTGTACAGGATCGAGGCGGTCTGCATCAGGCTGCGCACGACGTTCTCGGGCGTGGTCTGGAGCCGCTGCATCAGATCCGTGTACGGGACAAACTCGCGTTCCAGCTTCTCCGCAAACTCGGCTTTCTGCCTGTACATCCCAACGCCGCGGCGCGCTTCTTCCTCGCGCTGGAGGATGTATTCCTGCAGCTCCGGGTCGGCGCGGTCGTACTTCTCCCAGAGTTCCTTCTTCCACGAGGACGGGCGCTTGCGCTCGACCGCCGGGGCAGCCTCTACCTCCGGCGCGGCAACTTCTGCCGCCTCTTCCGCGGCCTCGGCCGCCTGCTTCGCCTTGAACCGCCCGCGCTCGTCGCGCTCACGGTCTGCGCGCTCGCTGTCGGTTTCCTCGGTCGGTTCTGCCTTGACTTCACGCTCGGCCGCTTCCGGTTGACTCTCGACCGGCTCGACAGCTTCCGGCTCGGCCTCAGCGTGGCTGTCGATTGCCGCGCTCAGGACTTCTCTCAGGTCATCGGACATAAAAAAAGGCCCCGAAGGGCCTGGGCTGATTGAAAGGGTTTGTTACGCGCCGATCAGGGCGTAGAAAGCCGTCGCACTGGTGCGAAAGATCAGCGTCGGCTTGTTCTGCGCGATGTTGATCGAGGCGTTTGCACTTCCGCCATTGATCGCCGCCCCGGTGACCGGGAACAGCAGCGCAGTGGTCGAGGACGTGTTCACGAACAGGATCGATTCGCCCACGTTCATGTCCGGGCACAGGAACGCGGTCTGGCTCGCGGCCGTGGTGCCAAGCACCACATCGGCCGTCCCCATCGAGGCGGCGCCGCTTTGCGCCGTACCCGTCCCGGCCACTGTGGCTTGCGTCACGCCGCCCATGCCGACGGCCTGAACCGCCGAGAAGCCGACGCCCATCAGATTTTGTGCCCGTGCCATGTTCTATTCTCCAAAACGGCGCGCGATCTCGCGCCTGAGTGTTTCCGCAGGAGGCGGCGCCTCTCGCGGGGGTGCGTTGCTCATCTTCTCGTTGCCGACTTCGATGCAGCCGTGCTGCCGCAGATGCTCACGATGCCTCGATCTGCTTTGAATCATTTCGCCCGTGATCTGAGATTGATACGGCTGGATGTCCGGCATGACATAGGGCGCGACCGGGTCCGTACTTCGCAATACCTTGCCGACTTCCACCAGCTCGCCGTTGATCTGGATGTAGCGCGTTCTCATAGCATCGCCAGGATGGCTTCCTCGTCGTCGTTCTCGCGCGCCTGCTCAACTTCCGCGGCTTGCCGGATGCGCGCGATCACGGCTATGGTTTCCGCTTCGGACTGCGCAATGGCGTCAAGCACTGCCGCCCAATCCGTCGTTGGCGCAGAAACCGCCTTGCGCACCGCTGGACTGTCTTGCACCTGCTCCTTGACTTGCGCTTGCACCGGCTCGAGCAGCGCCTCGTAGGCTTGCTGCAGCGCCTGGCGCCGCTTTTCTTCTGCTTCTCTTGCCTTCTCTGCGCGCTTTAGACGCTTGCCGCCTGTGTCGTTGTCGATGATCTCAACGACTGGCGCTTCGCCATAAAGCGCAAGCAGCAGTGACATGCGTTACTCAAAGTAGCCGTCGAAATCGACCGTGAAGTACATCCCGCCCGTCGCTGTGGCCGCGCCGTTGAGCATCTTGCAGACCACGGTCAGGTACGTGTTCGGCGGGACGATCAGCGGGGTCTCGTAGCGCATCTCAATCTCGTTCTGTGCGTACGTGCCTATTGCCGGCGTGGTCGACGACCAGCCCATCAGTCCGATCGCCTTGCGGCGCGTGCCGTGCGCCGTGGCGCTATCGGCCACGGTCGCCAGCGTTGCCGCCGAGTGCCCGAACGCCAGACCCCACTGAAACAGGTGTGCGCCCGCTGCCGGTGCCGTCCAGGCCGCAGAGAACGACGCTGCGGTGATCTTGACGCCCGTGATCATCAGGTTCCGACCGGTGATGTTTACCGTGGACGCCGGATTGAGGTACTGCAGCATCACCATGTCGGTGGCTGCCAGATTCCACAACGTCGCCAGACCTTGCCCGCCGATACCAGCCGGCAGGTTGGCCGTGAGCGCCGTGTTAACCGGCAGTGCCGTGGTCGGGTTCGTGCTGGCAGGCCAGGTCGCCGTCGTTCCTTGCGTGGCGTGCCCGTTCTGCGCGACATATAAGCCCATGCCTGCCGTGGCTTGATTCTGCGGATGCGTGCGGCCCTGCGGGGCGTCCATCTGCGTCACGGTCACGTCGGACAAGCGAACAACGCTGGTCGAGGCGCCCACAGCGCCCGCGCAGAACTTCTGCGCAAAGGCCGGGAGCGACCCTTGGATGAACGGCTGGCCGTTGGCATTCGGTACCGTTTGCACGCCGATCAGGATGTCATCGCGCCAGTACTCGACCTCGCGCTCACCGATCACGATGGTGAAACGGTACACCGTTCCGAGCGTCATCGTGTCGATCGATTGCAGGACGCCCGATTGCGTTGCCGTGCCGTTGTAGGAGATGACGCCGACAATGCCAGCGGAGGTCAGTTGCAGCCACACGCCATCGGTCGGTGGCGTCTGCGCCGCACCCGGAACGCCGAAGCCCATAAGAACCACTTCGTTCGATTGCATGGCCTGCGTAAAGATGCCAGCGTGGAACTCGCCGCACAGCGGGGTGGTCCCGTTCAGCGGAAAGTATGAGTACGTCCGCACGTTTGCGCCATGCGCGGTCGTAGTTCCGTTGGTCGTGCCGAGCTGGATCGAGCCGCCGAGCCAGGTAATCGTTGTCGTGGCGTTGTTGTACTGCCAGATGTTCGTGTTCTGGGCAGAGGCGTTAAACGTGTCGCTCAGCAGCACCGCATCAAGACCGACGCGAAGCCGGTAATCCTGCGAGGTCTCGGGCGAGGACAGCGACGGCGTGCCGAGGATGTCTCCCGGATCGTTCTCCGACATCATCCGGACCTTGCCCGCGTACTCGTCCGAGGTCGGCAGCGCGACCTTGATGTTGCTGGCCGCGTCCAGATTGCCGGTGTTGACTACGTCCAATGCCATGTTGTGCCCTTAGTCTGCCCACACGTAGCGCACGGTCCACACCCCGGAGAGCTTGTAGACAGAGCGCGCGTAGATCGTGAATCCGTTGCCGACTGGCGTGCCGCACGTCAGCGCCGCCAGCGTCGGGAAATACTTGTGGTCGCTTGCCGTGTGGTTGACCGACGTGTCATCAGCCATCACCCACGCCTCAACCTTGGCAGTGGGCGTAATGGTCAGGCCGGTCACCGTCGCGCTGGCCTCGTTTGACCCGGGATGCGCTCCGAAATCCACCGACGCCACTCCAGTCCCGCTCGCCATTACTGCACAACTTCCATGCCGGCTACGCGCCCATCCAGCCCGCGAACAACCCTACGCGGCGCACTCAGCGTTTGCGCCGCCTGTGCAATGGCAGAGGCCGCCTGTGCAATCGTGTCTGAGGCTTGCGACAGCACCGCAACCGACTCGCCCATCTGCGTGCCGACCACTTCCATGCGTGTAGCCTGATCCGCGCCAAGCGCCTGCAATGCCTGGGCGACTTCGCCGATCTGCTCCTTGCCGTCGATGTTGACCGTCGCACTCGGCTTTGCCGTTTGCTCGGCCTGCATCTTCAGCGCCTCGATCTGCATCTGCATCTCGGCTTTCATCTGCGCGATGCGCTCTTCCGACTGCATCTTCTGCTGCGCCAGCGCCGCATCCATCTGCATCTTCTGTTGCTCGACTTGCATATCGGCCTGCATGCGCGCCTGCTCCATCTGCGCGTCTGCCTGCACCTTCATTGCCTCGGGGTCAGGCTTCTCCTGCTGCGGCTGCTGGCCCATCTGCTCGATGTACTGCGCGAATTTGCCCTCGATCTGCCGGCCGACCTTGAACCCGCGCACGCCAAAGAGCAGCATCTCGGAGAGCAGCGGCCCCAGTGCGGGCGCCGACTGGTACGCCGAGACAGCTTCGCGCAGGAACCCACCCGCAGCACTCAGGAACTCCACGCGCTGCTGCTGCTGCTCGCGCTCGTCAATCATCACCAGCGAGTCGGCGGCAATCTCGATGCGAAACGACATCAGCGGGTCTTGCTTGAGCATGGCGATCGCCTGCCCGATCACATCCGGCTGCTCACCCATCTGCTCGGCCGCGCTCATCGCCAGGATCGTTTCCGGCTGGTAATGCAGGCAGATGATCTGCGCCTTGATCCGCAGCACCTCGGTTGCAAACACCGCCACGGCGTCCTGCATGACCTTCAGGCGCAGACTGGCGTACTGGCTCTTGATCTGCTGCGCCGTGGCCGTCTCGGAGGCTTGTGACGCGCCACGAATGATGTCCGACAGGCCGGTGATCTCGTAGATCTGATCCTGCACCTGTCCACGGGCCTGATACAGCCGCTCCAGTACCTGCGCCACCTGATCGATGGGCACGAACTCGATGGTGCCGCGCAGGCCACCTTTTTCCGCAAACGCCGCCCACTGGTCAACGGGGATCATTTGCGTGTTGCCCGCTTCCTTAAACATGCGGGCGATGGATTTCTGCGAGCCATCGTAGACGCCAATGATTTTCAGCGATTGCACCAGACCGTCGATGCGGGTGCAGATCGTGTCCAGCTCGCGCGCCTGGTCCTGGTACAGCGCAAAGTCCGGCACCGGCACGAGGCTGTCGGTAGTGATCGTGGCAAACAGCGGACGCGGGCACGGAAAGAAACCGTCCAACTTCAGCGGGTCGTCCCGCTCATCCATGTAATCCTGGACTCCCTTGGCAATCCAACAAGCCTTGCCAGTGTCCTTGTTCCAGATCTCGTACACACAGGCTTTGTCCGGCCCGTTTTCCGAGTCGATGTAGTCGTACTCGGACTTGGCGCTGTACTCCAGCTTCTCGGCGTACGCGGGAAAGCGCTTCTTGACCGCTTCCTTCGTCATGTACACGCGCCGCCACAGTGCGGGCACCTCGTCCCATGTCTTGGCGATCACGTGGCCGAAATCCGTCCAGTGGACGTAATCAACCGGCGACTTCTCCCACTCCACCCGCTCGGACGGCGCTTCTTCGCCAGCCTCGCCGTAACCGTCCGGGTCATCCTGCGAGGTCGTGATCTGCACGCCGTCGTCGTTGTCCGGCTCGGCGGGATCGGTGACGATCTCAGGCTCGTAGCGGACCCACACGACGCCGCGGCCGGGCAGGAATCGGTCCTGCACGGCGTAGCGCAGCGCCTCGCGATAGTCCGAATACTGCTCGACCTCGAACTCCAGGCACCGCTCAAGGATGAGGCTGGCAACCCGTGCTACGTCGTCGCGGTCACGGTAGCGGCGCGTGACTTCAGGCTTCGGCACCCGGCTGTAGACGGCGCCGGTCAACGTCTGGACGTTGCTCCAGAGGATGTTGTAGCGCGCGCCGCTCGCCATCTCGTCGCGTTTGTCACGGTAGCGCTCAAGGATGGACTTCCCGCGCTTTTCCCACTTGGCAAACTCGCGCTCGTAGGCGCTGATTTTTACCCACCAAGCGTCAACGCTCATATCCGGCCTTGTCTTGGGGAGTAGCTCTCCCAGAGTTCATTGAGAGTTGGCGAACGCAGTTCCAGCGGCTGCAACTTCGGCGCTGTTACCGTGCGCTCCTGCATTACCAGCGCGCCGTATGCGAAGGAGTCGCCCGGATGGCTGGCCCAGTCATGCCTCGGCTCGCGGCTAAACGTCTTGCGGTCTTCGTCGTAGTCGAATGACCACTCGCGCAGCCCCATCAAGCCCGCCTTGCATCGCGTCTTGTGGAATCGGCAGCGCGGCAACACCATCCGTGCGGCGTTGATCAGATCCTGCTTCTTCACCATCGGCACGACGCGCACGCGATCCGTGCCAAACGCTTTGAGGAACTGCTCCAGCACGCTGTGCTTGGTCTGGAACGTCTTGTTCCTGGCGTCGTGCGGCAACCAGATGCGCGTCACCTTCTCCGGGTACGCCTGAATGCGGGCTATCCAATCCTCGGCATCCAGCCCCGTCGATTCGTCGTACCCGGCCAGCAGAAACCCGTCGTGTCGCGCATCCCACATCCACACGGCTGTCGTGTCGCGGAAGCCGATGTCAAGCGACAGCTCGATGCGCCCGCTCGGCTCATACTCGTCCCCGATGCGGCCCTCGCGCTCGGCGTCCTCGACGTAGCGCCCAAGGATTGCGCCCAGGTTCGATGCGGCGAACGAACACTCGTACTCCTGCTCGTATTGCTCTCGCGTCTGGATGCGTCGTGCGTCGACCAGCTCGTCGGCGTCGATGATTCCGGTCTCGGAAGCTCTTAGCATCAGCCGGAACCAGCCCCACTCCTCGGACTGCTCCCACAGGTCGCAAAAGGCATTGCGCCCGCGAGGCGTGCCGATGAACGTCGCCCAACCCTTGCGGTCGGACAGGACGGGCCGGACGATTTCAGGCCATAGCGACGGGCGCATGTCGCCCACCTCGTCCATCACCGCACCGTCGAGGTAGATGCCTCGCAGCCGATCCGGGTTGTCGCCACCGTACAGGCGGATCTTCGCCCCGTTGACCAGCGTTACGGATAGCTCGGACTCCAGCGGCTCGGCGCCCAGCAACGGCTCGGCGTAGCGCTTGAGATACGTCCAGGCTACGTCCTTTGCCTGGCTATAAAACGGCGCGATGTACGCATACCGGGCGTCCGGCTTGTTCTCCGTGATCGCCCTGCGGATCACGTCGTTCAGCGTTGCCACGGTCTTGCCTGCCCGCCTGTGGGCAACGATTACCGAGAAGCGCTCTCGGCGATTGTGAAACGGCAGAAACTGCTCGCGAGGCGAATACGGGATTACGACTTCTCGGACAGCCACCGGGCCACGATTTCTATTGGGTCGCCATCCTTGCCGGTAATGGCCTGGGCCGGCTTGCCGTCCAGTCTGTCTGCAAGCTCTTTAATAGCCCACGCCTCGCCGCTGGCCGCTTGCGTCAGCAGCGATTCCGCCGCTGCTCTCAGCCGCTTGCCGTCATCCTGAGCAATAGCGCGAGACAGCGCGCCCCCGAACTTTTGCCGCTCGGAGCTACCCGCCTCGTTACCGCTTTGCCCTTTTTCCCAAGGCATTGATTTTACGCTCCCTCGCCCAGCACAACTCGCACCGTCGATGCGGTCCCGGACGAGATGAACGACAGTTGTGTGATCCCGAACGGCAGCCCAAACACTTCCACGCTGTTGCCGAGCATCGGCACGCCGTTGGCCACCGTCAGGCCGCTCTGGTTCCCGTAAGCCCACGACACGGGATCACTGCCCACCACGGCAATGCGCATTTGCGTTGCCTGCGGCAGCGTCGGCAGCGTGAGTGCCTGCTGAGACGCGGTCACAGCCAGCGCAACTTGCGCGGTCGGCGTCGTCGTCGTGTTAGCCCCGAACGGGGTGAAAGAGCCTGACGTAATCATGGGCCACCAATGAAAAAGCCCCGCTAATTAGCAGGGCTTGTTGTTTGTTTCGCCGACGCGCACGCCTGCCAGGGGGCAGACGTTACGCTTGTACAGCGCCAGCCCCGACGCTAACACGCCGCGAGCCTGCATGCAAGCGGTTTAGCACCATCTGCCGCGCTCGGTGCAAGTGGTCCTCCCATGCGCTTCGATGAATGGTGAGCCGCATCTGCGTCTTTCTTGGGGCGAGCCGGTAGAAGTAGTGGCACCGGATCAGGTCGAGGTACGGCTGCGGCACGCCCACCACGGCCCGATCAATCGCCAGCATGTCCCTGGCCTGCGGCTGCGGCATCATTTCTTCCGTCGTCGGGTAGTGCCACTGTCGCCACGGCGCCCGGTAGTTGCCCTCGGCCGACCCGCACGCCGACTTGAATCCGCCGCGCCTGCGTTGTGACCAGCGGCCCCAGGCATCGAGATCTGCGTCGATCTGGGCATGCTCAAACGGTACGAGGTCAGTCATTGTGAAATTCCATCACGCCGTGTTCGATTTTCACGCATTGCTTCTTGAAGCCTGAACGCCAGCACGGCGCGCTCCTTGCGCAGCTCGCCAATCGTTCGCGCCATGTCTTCAATCTCTGTGCGGGCAAGCCAGCGGATGAAGCGTGTGTAGACGATGTGTATACGACTCATCCCGGCATCTCCATGAGGTTGACCATGCACCTCCCGCGCTTGGGCTCTGGATCGCCCATCGCCACGATCAGCCGCTTGACCTGTGAGTCATCGGCCCAGGCTTTGCCGTGCGTCAGCGCATCGAGCAGCGGCTTCAAGACGTTGTCGATGTCGCGTCGGCGGCGATCATTCGGCACCAGCGTCACGGTCAGCGCCACCGGCCCGGCCAGCGGCTTGATCCCAGAGGCCGCGCAGCGCACCTCGACCTCGGTGCGGAAGGCTTGCCCGGCCGGAGCGATGAAGTAGCGCGCACCGTTGCGCCGCCAGTAAGTGTTGGCGCTGGGCGGGTATGGAAGCGTCAGGATCACAGCGCCTCTCGCATCTCTCGCAGTTCCTGCAGCCGCCTGCGCGCATCAGTGCAGATCGGCATTGCGTTGCCGCCTCGGATTCCGGCATAGATGTAGCCGTGCATCGTCCCAGCGCATTGCCTGCATTCGGTTTGCAGCCCGTCGTTTTTCGCCCTATTGCGCGAATACTCGGCAACCGGCTTGATTTCCTTGCACGAACTGCACTGCTTCATTCCGTTGTTTGCTTTCACAGCAGCGCATCCTCCACTTCAGCAACCGGCCCGCCGTCAGTCCCAAGGCACTTTCCGGCCTGCGCGCAGCAGGTCAAGATCGGGCAATGCTCGTGAATGCAGATCGGGTGCGGACGGGGAAACGGCCAGGCGCTCGGCACGTTGACCTCTTGCGGCGCAGGCTTGCGAGGTGTCCAGGTCATTCGTCATCCTCCTTCGCCCGCACCTCCGGCCACACGGCGACCGCCCAGGCGATCGCCAGCACGCCGCCGACCGTC